CAATTCTAATAACACGGCTGCCGCATTTGTAGACAGTCATTTTATCAAACTCGTCCAGGCTAAAACTGTCATCGACACGCTGAGATTGAAAGTCTATAACGGCCAAAACTGCTACACGGATCTTTTTCATTAGCCTGTCAAAATTGCTTTCCATGATCATTTATCCTCCTCTTTAATCGTGAAATAGATTTCTTCCAGGATAATGCCGCCGGGAACATGCCGCGGCATCAGCTTACCAGGATAACTGCTGCCTGGCTTGAAATTTTCAAACGTGACAGCGCCGTGGCACGCGCCAGGCATACCGGCACATGTCACGCGCCAGGTCTCCGGCTCGCTGCTGCCGGGCTCCCGGCCCCGCTCCATATACGATTTTGCCCGGAGATACCTTGCTGCAGAGAAATCCAGCTCATGTGACCATTTGCCCAGTGCGCTGGGATCGATCTCCAGATCCTGCGGCATGTCCTGGCCCAACAGGTGCAGGCTGTCCGTGTCCGCGTACAGGAACCGGTCAAACAGCCGCTGCGCGGCCCGGATCGTCTTGTTTCTGGCGTAGGCCGTGATGAACGCGGCGACCGGGATATAGATCGGGTCGCGACGCTCAGCCGGGCCGGTGACATAATGCACTCGGTCATTGACATAAACAGGATATCGGCTGCGGACGTTGGGATTAAGGCCAAATTTACCGTACAGGCTGTTCAGCATTAATTTTGCGATCTGTCTCATGCCTTTATTGCCACTTTCGCCGGCCTCGATCTTGACCCGTGTCCAGCGGTCGATATACTCGTCGAACAGCCCGATCGTCGCCTTGAACATCCAGCCGCCGAGATACTCCAGGCAGCTGACGTCATAGTGCTCAAAGAACAGCGCCTCGTCGATGCTGGTCAGCGTCAGCGCGACCTCCAGGCCGCCGGAGCTGGTCAGATACTCGTGAGGCATGAACGACCGGTGTCCCTGTATCTGGATCGTGGGAATATGCCCCGGCTTGAGTGTGAACACGCAGCGCAGCCGCTGGACATACAAGCAATATAAACGATTTCGTTTATATTGGCCGTCAAACGGCAGCGGCTCACCGTACGGCATGGGGTTAAATCTCATGACTGACGGATACAGGCTGTTCACGTCCAGCACGATACCGGCGCCAATGTCCTGCATCTGGTATCGAGGATTGGCAAATGTAAATCCGCCCTTATAGGCTTGCCTGATCTCGCTGTCGACCTGATCGTCCAGGATCGGGAACAGACGAGTGAACTCGTACCGGCCGAGCGTGTCTTTGAAGTCGCGCAGCGCGTTGGCACCGGTCGTCATGGCCGTCATGTTCGCGCTGAACATCTGCTGCATGGCCAGGGCCATGATCCGGACGTCATTCTCCAGGTATGCCAGCTCATCAGAGGTCAGCTCGTGCCCGATCGGCCTGTACTGGTTATAATTGATCTCCAGCTTGCTGATCGGCAGCCCGAACGCTATGGCAACTGCTTTGACCGACATTGGCAGGACCTTGAGCGAATCCCGGAAAACAGCTTTTTTCGGCTTTTTGCGGCCGTTCACTTTCCAATAGACCTCCATCGAGTAGAACAGGCCTGTGTCACTAATCAAGGTCGTGAACGTCCGGTCTCGGACCTCATCCCGGTCTATGACATGCTCGAACCCGTTCCTGAACAGCCAATTAATAATGAACTCTGCGTCAAATTTCAGGTTATGGAACAGGAACCGGCTGTTCTTTGACTGTTCACAGAACAGCATGAACTCGTCCAGATTGATTCCGTGTATTATGTCATCGGGGTTATTGATGTCACAAACGGCCCAGGCCCACACGCGGCAATCATCCGGGTCCGTCGTCGTCTCAAAATCAGCGGTATAAATCATCTGCTGCAGCCTCCTCGATCCCAGGATAATGAACTGATAATTAGTCCTCATCCTCATCCTCATCCTCCCACGCCTCGTCACCGGCCTCATCAGCCAGTCCAAGGAACTCGGACCAGTGCCGCCGGATCTCGGCGGCGATCGTGGCGACGCGCAGTGGATCGCTCGTGAACTTGATATTGAGAACAGGGTCCAGCTTGTACGCCTGGATGAACGCGGACGGCGGCAGATCCCTGATCATTTTGAGTATCTCCCTGCCATGCTGGCCCATGTTTTCGATATTCTGGAGATACTGCTGTTTGTAGTCCGCTGCCTGATTCGCTGCAAAATTACGGCGTGACTCCTTAAGCGCTGCCGTCTTTTTCCTTGCAAAGTCATCTGCTGTCAATTTGTTTGGATCAAACGCCATCGGCATCAAGTTCAGCTGCTCTGCCGCCTTGCTTGTGCCTCGCTCCAGACTCGGCTTGATAGCACGCAGCCGCTGCGCCCTGGACCTGTTCGTCTGCTCGACATGTTTCTGGACGACCTCAATCTCCCATTTAGTTTTAACCAGGCCCTTGTCCAGGAATACCGGCTCCAGCTTTTCGCGCTTGAACGCGCGCAGTTCCGCCAGGCCCGCGTTGACATCGGCCCGGCTGGTGTTCTCGCGCTTGAATGTCTTGACTGACGCTTTCTCCGGCAGCCAGGTCTCCGCGTCCGGGTTCTTGCGGATCTCGTACGCTCGCCTGGCATTGAAGTTCTTGACCTCGCGTGCTACCTCTTTACTCGTACGAGGACCGTACACTCTAACTGATCTAGGCATTGTGCTGTACCTCCTGACTCCTCAATTTCGATCCTGAACCCGCGTTTCTCGATCTCGCGATAAAGCATCAGATCAGCCATCGCGTAATTAGACAGCGGCATGCCATACCTGCGGCAAAACCGCTCGCTGTGTATAATCCTGTTCTCTTTCAGCCTGGACATGAACCTGACCTGATTGTATCGGCTCGAAAAGAAAAACCGCATACCATGCTGAACAAAGGCAAAAGACGATTCTGCCAGATTATTAAAAACTCCTCGACGTGACTGTGGCGTCATGCTATAGTCTCCTCTCATAGTAAAAGGGCCGGGACCTTATCGGCCCGGCCCTGGCTGCCGTTGCCGGCGCGGCTTACTTCTCGTCAGGCTGTTCGGGGTACAGCACCACGTTGATGTAGCGCTGGCCGTTCTTGCTCTTGACCTTGGTGAACAGGACCGGCAGACCATCGGCGCGGATCTCGTCGCCGTATCCCTCGTCGTCGAGTTTGTGCAGCGTGTCCGTCAGGACCATGCCGCCAAAAAAGAACTCCTTTGGCTCGTCGTCGATGATGAACACTGCATAGTCCGCGCTGTCGTTTTTGTCCGACGGCAGGAACCCATAATCGCGGATCGTGCAGTACACGCCGACGAGGTCCTGCACGTCGCCTTTGGTCCGGTTCTCCATGATCGGCAGCCGTACGGCATGCAGCTCTGCGGCGCGCTCTTTGAGTGATTTTTTCTCGGGTGTAGCGTTTGTTTTAGCCATGATCTTGTCTCGCTTTCTGCCGGTCTCCTGGCGCCGGCTGCCTATTATCTGCGGCGTGGTAGCCGTTCAGATCCTTTATTCATTGTACCAATAACCAGATGATCGTAACTGCAAGTGCCAGGCAGAACAGGCCCAGCGTAACCAGATACATTGTGCGGATCATGTTCATACCCTCTTGATTATAAAGGCATGTCTCTGGATATCTTCCAGTGCCAATTCCAAAGCGGTACGCGCAATCATCAGAGCCTTTTTAGCTTCAGGTGTGACCTGAACCTGTACACTGTATTTCGTCAGATCCGTCACCTTGGTCCATGCGTTCATGATATCACAGACCAGCTGGTCACGCTTGACTAGATTCTCAGAATTTCTGAGCGCCTGCTGCCGGCGCTTGTCATTCACGCGCTGCGCCAGCTCAAACAGGTCATGATACTGGTTATCCTCAAAAAATTTCTCGATCTCCTCAATTCTCATTGTCATCCTCCTGATTATAATTGAGGCCGGACAAGTCCATGTGTTATCACTCGATAACTGCATAAGAGCCTGCTTTTGGTTACTTGTCCGACCACAATTTCATGATAAACGATCATTTGTACATTGTCAATACTTATTTTTGAACATTGTGCAACTTATTTCTATCAGTTTGTTCGCTTTTGTTCGGTTTGTTGACAAGACCAGAAAATAGCGCTATTCTGGCATTGACAACATGTAACCAGGAGGGCAGGCCGTTGGAGGATTGCACGAACATGGAGCAGCGCCGCAAAGAATGTGATTTTGAATTTAATCGGATCTGGGAGCGACTCAGCACAGGCGACCATACGTTCGATACCATACGCGACTGCTCAAATACACTGGACCGGCGCGTTACGGTCCTGGAAACCAATATGCTCAACCTGATCAAGTCCATGGGTAAACTGACGTCCGCGATCTGGGGCGCTGTCCTGGCCGTGGCCGGCGTCGGGGTCACTTTTATTATCTGGTATATCCAATCCATTAAATAGCAGGAGGACAAAACCATGCCCGACATTGAAAACAATCAGCCTGTCACACAGTCGCGCTGGCGCTCGCCGGTCGTCTGGACCTCGATCTTTGCCATCCTGGCGTTTGTCCTGGGCAACTGGGGCTTGTACGACGTCATCGGCATCACCGAGGCCGGCATGGCGCAGCTGTTCAACCTGGTCCTGGCTGCCATGATCTCGATCGGTATCCTGAACAACCCAACCGACAAGACTGGCTGGTGAGCGTATGATCAGGACGTATTCTTACAAGACCCAAGGCGACATGCAGCTTTCTACCAATTTCAAGGTGCGCGAGTTCCGCTGTCCTGACGGTACAGACGTGATCCTGATTGATGACAAGCTGATCAGTATCCTGCAGTCGATCCGCTCGCATTTCCGGAAACCTGTCCGGATCGGCTCCGGCTTTCGTACTGCCAGCTATAACGCCAGGATCGGCGGCCATTACCAGTCACGGCACCTGCGCGGCCAGGCGGCCGATATTGACGTCATCGACGGCGACGGCGTCATTGATCCGTTGCTGGTTGCCATGACAGCCCAGACCATAGGCTCTCGATCAATCGGCTGCTACCAGTACGCGGACGGACGAAGCTGGGTGCATGTCGGGTCTGCTAATACCGATATGTTCTGGCGGCAGTTCGAGCCTGGTAAACAGATCATTATTAAGAGTTTCCTGCCGGTACTGCGCCGGCTGCCTGGCAAGGTGGACCCGGATGAGTTCTGCCTCCGGCTCCAAACCTTGCTGCAGGCTTTCGGCTATTATGCCGGAGCACTGGACGGCAAGTTCGGAGACAAGACCAGGAACGCAGTTAAAAAGTACCAGGAGGCTGCAGCGCTCCAGGTTGATGGCGTTTGCGGACCGGCTACCTGGCACTCTATCCTGCTAAAGAGGAGGTAAACAAAATGGACCTTGAACTGTTCAAAGCTAAAACCGTTAAGATCCTGGAATCAGGCGCAGACAGCGGAACCGTATCGGCTTTGCTGGCTGAGCTGGTTGACATGGCAACTATTTCTGCGGCAGAAACCATCCAGCTGCAGCAGCGGCTGGATCTGTCCGAAAGCGCCAATTCAACCTTGCGTCAGGCCAACATGGATCTGTTCCTGAAAATCCCGGTAACCAGCCAGCCGAGCGCTGAGCCTGACCCGGAACCTGATGAGAAACCATCATTCGATACCCTGTTCAAAGACGGTAAATTACTTTAAGGAGGAAAACAAGTCATGGCTAATCTAGTCAACATTCTCAATGTTATCCGCAGTAATGCGACTACCGAGTACCAGGAAATTGTCCCGGTCGCGACTCAGACCAATATCGCGGCCGTTGGCAATCCTATCCTGACCTATCAGCATATCCAGAACCAATTCCTGTCCGCCCTGGTCAACAAGATCGCGTTCCAGGTCATTCACAACAAGCAGCTGAACAATCCGCTGGCTGTTCTGAAACAGGGAACCATCCCGCTGGGTTCGGATATCGAGGAAATTTTTGCCAATCCTGCCGAGGCTGAAACATTCGACCCGACTGGGGCAACCTTGCTGACGGTCAAGAAACCGGATGTCAAAACGCTTTATCACAGGATGAACCGCCAGGATTATTTCCGGGTGTCAATTTCCCGGTCCCAGCTTAAAACCGCTTTCACCAGCTATGAGAACCTGGAAGGTCTCATTAACACCATCGTTCAGACGCTGTATTCCGGCGACAACCTGGCCGAGTTCGTGCTGATGAAAAACCTGATCGCTGATGCTGTCATCAACTCCAAGATCAAAAAGACTCTGGTTACCGCTGTTTCGGACGAAGCTACCGGCAAAGCGTTCATCAAGGCTGTGCAGAATGCCAGCTCTTACATGCAGTTCCCTGGCCAGGAGTTCAACATGTACCCTGTTACAACCTGGACACCGGCCGAGGATCAGATCCTGATCATTCGTGCGGATGTGGCCAACTCGATCAATATCGATGTGCTGGCTGCAGCGTTCAACATGGACAAGGTCACGCTCCTGAAAAACATGGTCCAGGTCGACACGTTCGGCGCAGCTTCAAAAACATTAGCCATCCTGGCCGATAAAAGCCTGTTCCAGATCTATGACAACCATTCCGAGCTGACAGACTTTTACAATCCCCAGGGGCTCACCTGGACTTATTTCTGGCATCACTGGCAGACCTATTCCCTGTCAACCTTTGCCAACGCCATTGCATTCGAAACCGCAGATGTCGACATTGTCGCATTTGACGCGATCGACTCGATCAGCGGCAACAGCTACGCCAATGCTACAGCCGTCTCCGCAGCGCTCCTGCTCCTGCATCCTTATGTCTATGCTGACAGCGGCGCTATCAAGGTCCCGGTAACGGCCTGGGTCGATACGGACACCTTCAACGGCGGATCAAATGCCAGTTACACCTTCACGGCTACCCTGGGCACTCTGCCATACGGTGTAACCAACACCACAGGCGGCGCTCAGACCGCAACAATCGAGGTTGTCGTGGACGACAACTAAGCCGACGCGAGGGCCGGCCGGCCAGCCGGCCGGCCCTTATTTATTACCTTTATATAATAGGAGGGAATGGCCATGGCCATGTCGCCGGATGGGATTGTCAGACTGTTATATGTTCCACTGGACCCGACCCAGCAGCATCAGATCCGGTTCAGCGACCGGGGCAGCCAGGCGAGCTGGTTCGCCGGGAAAGCGCGGCACACGTACAGCGGCCTGACGTTCTCCAAAAAGGATCAATTCATCACAGTTCCGGAAAACATTGACAATCTCTGGGATTGCAATTATGTCATGTATAACAATTATAACTATGCCAATCGCTGGTTCTATGCTTTCATTGACCGGATAGAATACGCGTCAGAGGGCAGTACCAGGGTATATATCAGGACGGACGTGTACCAGACCTGGATGCTGGACAGTACATTTAAACCGTCATTCGTGGTCCGTGAACACGTGGCCGATGATACGATCGGGCTGCATACGTTCCCGGAGGGGCTCGAAACCGGGCCGCTGGTTCTGAGTTCCGATTATACCAGGTCTCTGATCGGCGATCTCCAGATCGTGATTGCTGTTACCGAGTATTGGAACGGCTCAGCCTGGGCTCCGGCCTCAGGCGATTTTTACAATGGTATCTATTCCGGGTGCAAGCTGTACACGTTCTCGTCAGCTGGAGCAGCCAACACGTTCATCAACAACTATGTCGATACAGGCTCACCGGGCGGCGGAGGTAAAGCTGAAGCGATTATTGCCATGTATATGATCCCGGATGATTTTTTCTCCAGTTCCGGGACACCGGCCGCGATCACGCCGGCCAGCAGCTCGCCGGAGATTGATGTCACCGGGCCGAAGCTGCCGGAAACGATCGACGGCTATACACCAAAGAATAACAAGTTGTTCACGTTCCCTTATTGTTTTCTGTATGTGCATAACAACTCCGGCCAGGCGGCCGTCTACCATTTCGAGGACTTTTCCGATACGCCGGCATTCAAGATATACGGCGGCGTTCTGCCTAATCCGAGTTATAAACTTTATCCTTACAACCTGAGCCGGGCGCCGCAGTATGGCTGGGACGAGTCCCTGACGCTGGCCGGGTTCCCTATGTGCTCATGGAATACTGACGTCTATAAGAACTGGCTCGGCCAGAATGCCGGCAGCCTGGCCGTCCAGGGCGTCGGCTCGCTATTGTCAATCGTCGGCGGAGCTGTCGGAGGCTCGCCTATGGCAATCGCTCAAGGCGTCATGGGTGCCGCGTCGCAGATCGCAGGGATCTACCAGCATAGCCTGCTGCCTAACCAGGCCAACGGCAACCTGAACGCCGGCGCGGCCAATGCTTCAAAAGACTGGATGGATTTCTTCCTGCATGTGAAAACGATCAAGGCGGAGTACGCCCAGATGATCGATGAGTTCTTAACCATGTACGGGTATAAGGTCAACCGGGTCAAGGTGCCGGAACTAAGCAGCCGGCCGGCCTGGAACTTTGTCCAGACATCCGGTGCGAATATCCTGGGTGATATCCCTGCAGCGGATCTGGCTGAGTTAAAAGGACTGTTTGATAAAGGGATAACGCTCTGGCATAGTGGTGACAATGTCGGGAACTATTCAACAGACAATACAATAGTGGAGGCATAACATGGACTTGAGCTTTAATGTTAAAATGGACCAGACAAAGATCCTGAATCAGAATACGTTTGTCGATTATTATAACCGGCTGCGAAGCCTGGCACTTTCCATATTTGAATGGGAAGGTTTGCCGGAATCAGTCAGCATCCGCTACCTGGAAACGGCCCTGTTTGAACAGGGCCGCTGCATCTTTTTCCTGGACCCTCAACTGGACTACCTGGCATTGCGCGGAGGTCCTGACGGGCCGCTCAATGTGTATGGCGACCCTATCAATGTCCGGGCTAACGGAAACAACGGCTATAACAAGCATCTCAAGCGCGGTGAATATGTCTTTATCCGAAATAACCTGCTGACTCTGCCGACTGAGCCGACTATACGGCTGTTCGCCCAGCGCCTGACCCAGGCGGAACGCTCGATCGATGTCAATATCGCGGCGCAGCGGACGCCTGTCCTGATCCTGTGCGAGGACAAGCAACGGCTTACCTTGAAAAATGTCTATCAGCAGTACGTCGGCAATGAGCCGGTCATCTTTGCTGATAAGTCCATGGCACCTGAAAATTTCCGGGTACTCAAGACTGACGCGCCTTATGTCGCGGACAAGCTGCAGCTGTATAAAACAGACCTGTGGAACGACTGCATGACGTTCCTGGGCATCAATAACGCCAACACGGACAAGCGCGAGCGGCTGATCGTGCCAGAAGTCGAGGCGAACGACCAGCTGGTCACAACCAGCGCCCAGGTCATGCTGCTGACACGTCAGGACGCTTGTCGCGAGATCAATAAGCTGTTCGGCCTGAATGTCTCGGTCAAGATGCGCGAGCAGCCGGCAGAGATTGACGAGCCGGACGAAAACACCGATAATAAAGATCAGGAGGTGGATGATCAATGAGTCATTACACGACTGAGCTGAGATCGGTCGTCAGGTCCGGGTTTGACCTGGAGCTGGACGAGTACCCTATTTTTGACGCTGCCTATCGTGCGGTACTGAACCAGAAAATTCTGGACCGGTACTGGTTCCGCGAGATCGGCCAAGAGACCCCGGCCAGGTTCCGGCATTATCTCAAAATGACCTTGAACGAGATCATGCCTTACTATAACCAGCTCTATGCCTCCGCTGCGCTTTCGTTTAACCCTCTTTATAACTTCGACCTGACGGAAACGACCAGCCGGGAAAACTCCAGCAGCAGCCAGTCAGCCGGGGAGACCGGCGCCAACAGCACCGACGAGAACCTGGCCGTTCAGTCCGACATGCCTCAGTCAATTATCAACTCGAGCAACATCCAGTCCGGCAGCCTTTACGCGGCCAACGGCAGCCGCAGCAACAGCCAGGGCTCAACGACCAGCACGTCTGTCAGTACGGCGGCAGCCTCGACGCTGGACCAGTACAGCCGGCGCGTGACCGGTGTGCAGGGCCCCAGTGCCAGCGATCTGCTGCTGAGGTTCCGCGAGACGTTCGTCAATATCGACGTGCAGATCCTGGACGCGTTGAATAGCTGTTTTATGGGGGTGTACTGATGATCTTCAAGGTTGACAAGCTCATGGAGCTGACAATCGACTGGGCCAGGGATCATGGTTATTCAATCATGGACCGCGGCAGCTATTACGATATCGACATTCCTCTGGGCCTGCCAAGTCTCAAAGGTCCTACAGGACCACAAGGCCCTGCAGGCCCGACAGGACCGCAAGGCCCTGCCGGTGTATCCAATGTCCCCGGCCCTGCTGGTCCGATAGGTCCTGCAGGGCCTCAGGGTCCGACAGGCGCAGCCAGTACAGTACCTGGTCCAGCCGGTGCAACAGGTCCGGCAGGTCCAGCCGGTGCAACAGGCGCTCAGGGTCCTAAGGGTGACACAGGCGCCGCCGGTGCAGCAACTTTGCTGGAGGAGTTCATAGTCTCTGACGCAAATACTGCAAGGCACGATTTTACAGTCGATATTAATACTCATCGGAGATATACAATTGAAGTTGAGATGCCTGCTCACGCCTCAGCAACGATCGGTATTATTATGTTTATGAACGATGACACAGAGCCGACTAATTATGCCGTCGACTATGTCGGCAATTTCGGCAGCGGCACCAATGCTCGGCCGGAGATCCTTTATATTGCCGGGACTGGCCGAGGCTGGAGCAAGACTCATTTGGTTCTGATTAATGGGTACGCCCTATTTATGACTGACGGTATGGGTAATATATCCGGTGCGTCGAATAACGATTATATCAAGTATTACGGACGGAAAACTGCGACAGTGTCCAACATCACCAAACTGACAATCGGATCACTGGTCACGGATAATAAACTGCCAATCGGCACAAGGATCTCAATCTATCGCGGAGATACATAAAAGAGGAGGACATTGCAAAATGATCGATCAACTGCAAAATCTACTGAGGGTCTCAATTCCACTGATTTATGATGAGTCGCTGTCATATGTCGAGTTCCTGGCAGCACTGCAGGCCAAGGTGAACGAGGTCGTGACCGCGACTAATACCTACCTGAGCCAGGACCTGAGTGCGATCGTCGAGGCGCAGCTTGATGAATGGCTGAACGATGGCACGTTTGCGGTCATTATCGGTGAGGACATGACTGTCACGGACGCCGGCAACTATTTCACAGCAACGACTCTGGTCACACAACTGCAGGAGCTGGGCGCTGATTATGTCGCAGTCGATGGTAAACTGGACGACGCGATCGAGGATCTGGGGGCACAGATCGCAGCAGTCGAGCTGATCGCAGGGGATGAGATCCTGATTAATGTCCGTAACGAGGGAGTTGTCGGAGACGGCTCCAACGAGCACGCAGCAGTCCAGGCCGCGTTGACCAAGGCAGCAGACGCCAACGGCATCTTTTATGTGCCTAAGGATATGACGATCGTTGTCGATAACCTGAAACTGGCGAACAAGTCCAATTTCAAGATCCAGGTTGACGGCGTTCTCAAGCGCAAGGCTGACGCGTCCTATGATGATCCGTCCAATCGCTCGCTGCTGGTCCTGGACACCTGCACGAATTTCGAGATCGTCAGGTTTAGGGGCGACGCCAACGTTGCCAATAACGGCGTGACAATCAAGGAACATATGCATGTACTAGAGATCTACGGCTGCAGCAACGTGGTCCTGGGTGACATCTACGGCTTTAATATTGCCGGAGACGTGATCTATCTCCAGGAGACAACGGATCTGGTCTGTCATAACCTGACAGGTGTTGCCAGCGATACCGGCCGCAATTGTCTGTCAATTATCAGTGGAACCCGGCTGCATTTCGATCATGTATCCTCTTACCATGTAGGCACAGCACTCATGCCCGGCGGCGTGGATATTGAGCCGAATAATAACACAGACCATTGTCGATATATCAGTTTTGGACATGTCTATGTCGAGGGCATCGGTACCGGCATCTTTGCACTGTCCAACGCGTTCGGCGCACTCTGTCACAGTGTATCAGTCGATGATCTGGTCATTGTCAAAACTCATCACACAACCCCGGAGAAGGTCGGATGCTATGTTAACCACTTTGATGATGTCAGGATCAACGCACATATCCGCGGATCTGAGGCAGACGGCACAACGGCCAACGCGATCGGTATGCTCATCAACGGCGGCAACCGGATGGATATCCAGGTTGATATCGTCAATGTCAAGATCGGAGTCCGCGCCGGCTATGCCGCTGTGGTCGCTAACCTGTATCACGGCTACATAAGGAACTGCAACACTTACGGCACAAAAACCGAGCTAAAGCGCGTCAACTGCCGCGGCATTAATGACAGGACCGCGATCCCTGCAGACGGCAGCTACTGGCATAAAGGCGAGTACATCGAGAACTCCACACCGTCAATCCTGGGATCAGAGGGATCTAGATATATCATCAAGGGCTGGTTCCGCGTGACCAGCGGCACAGATAACACACTCAATACTGACTGGGTTGCTGATAAAGTATTAACAGGCACCTGATCCATAATTCAAAATAACATAGTTCCTAATATAGTGATATAGCTATTAGGTTATATCACTATATTAATATGTTACAGAACTGTTACGAAGGGGA